ATTTTTGGATTTCTCAGGATCAAAATTATGTATGTACTGAACGCAATTTTCGATTCCATCTGATATCATGTCCTCCCGAAACATGTAGTTTACAAAGTTTGGTTTATAGGATAGATGTGTAGCAATTTTTAAAAAACAAGAACCAAGATAATTTGGAATAGGTGGTTTACCTTCCCAAGGCCCAGATTTAGGAGGGTCTTGATCGTACTTTTTAATAAACTTCTCTCTTGCTATTGCAACTTTTCCTCTATAAACAATCATCGCTTCCAGCAATTCTTTGTTATTTACATAATGTTCCGTCTTTTTTCTTGGCATGGCATAATTTACCCTTTGCTTTTTACTAGTTTTATTATATCACAAAAGAAGGGCCTTGACAAGGTATCAAAATATCAGTAGAATAACCTTTGTGAGGGTTGAAGAGAAGATTAGCTTTCTTTAGGTTCTATTTTTAATTTAAAAACATCTTCTAATTTTTTTCTAGATTCATCTACTGATGATATATATCCCATAGCTGCATTAGGTTTTATTTGACCTGAAGGTTTAGGAATATGAATTGATCCTTCTTCAGAAGAATCTTGAATAAATCTATTATATACATCAATTATCTTATCATCTCTAGTTTCTGTCATAGTAATAATTTTATCTAATTTAATCATAAAACAATCTTCAGTTGTCAATTCTAACCATGGTTTTACTTTAATATAGTAACCATGAGTATTTTGATGCATTTTCATAATGAGAGGATTTTGTAAAACTAATAAGGTATCATCTTCATTTTCATCAGACATTACAAGAGCCATTATCTCTTCACCAGACACCAATTTAATTATTGCGTAGAATTCTTCTCCCATTAGTTCTTAAGTGGTATGTTTACTATATCATAATTGAATTTTTCTTCATTATACACTTTAATCCTTTCAATTAAATGGTTAAGTGTATAATTTTTATGAGATTTATAACTGATGTCATCAGCTATATCATATAAAGTCGCCCTTGTTTTTTGTTCCCCTTTTCTTAAGACTCTTCCAATTGACTGGAGATTCCTAATTCTAGACTTAGACGGAGAAGCAAAAATGACGTTGTGAAGGTTTTTAATATTAATACCTGTGGAGAATGTTCCATAAGACGCTACAATAATTGCATTATTTTCTCTTTCAGTTATTTCTCTAACCTTTTCTCTGTCTTCAGTATCTACACCACCGTGAATAAAAAAGACACGACGATTTTCAATAATGTTACTATTATTTATTAATTCATATAATGGTTCTCCATGTCCTTCTACTCTGGCAAATAAGATAAGAGTATTACCTTTAAGATCTAAAGCTAAGTTTTTAATAAACTTATTTCTACGACTATGATTAATAATATATTGTATTTCCTCTTCAAATGTATTAAATTTTGTTGGTGGGTGTTTCAATAAAAGCACATTAATATCCAATGTAGCCAAATGACCTTTCTTCATAAGTTCATCGGTCTTAATAATTTTATAGGAGGGGCCAAAAAGACCTTCTAAAACCCACTTATGTGTTTCTGATCCATCTAATGTTCCAGTAAAACCAAATCTATACTTTGCATCTCCTAGTTTAGTCATGATAGATACTAAGGATTTAGACTTAAATTGATGAGCCTCATCTCCCACTACCACATTAAATCTATGGAAATATTTTCTAGGAAGTTTATAGATAGATTGCCATGTGGTAATAATAACTTGAGATTCTGTTTCTCTTTCTTTACCTGCATATATTTTATGACAATATGAACCAACGTCCCATCCATAATCCGAAAAGTCCTTATACATCTGCTCTACCAGAGATGTCGTTGGAACAACTATCAGAGTACTTTTCTGTTGCTCTACGAAGTACCGCACTATTGAGTAAATCATCAAAGATTTACCAGAGGCAGTGGGGCTTAGCAATAGTCTTCTATTGTGTCTTAGAGCATCGTATACTCCCTCAATTTGATAATCTCTAGGTTTATATTTAGAGATTGCTGTCATATAATCTTTAACACCTTCCTTTGAAATCATTTCATTGACTTCAAAAGGAGTACCGTAATATTTGTTATCTAAAAATTCATAGGTATATCCATGATCTTTACAAAACTGAACTATTCTATCTAATAAACCAACATATATTTCTTTCGTATTGATATTAAATAGTCTTATTTTTCCATCCCAATATTTATTTTTATAAGCTGGAGAAAATTTGGCACCAGGAACTTCAAAAGTGAATTGATCTGCCAACTCATAATATACATGAACTTCCGCATTTACATGAAGATACACTTCATTGCGTTTTGATATAACCAAATGTGACATAAAATAATGTTCATTTGGAAATATTTATCAAGGTATCCAGGAGTGATTGTATGAGGAATCCTGAAATCCATAATCATCTGCAGGAACAAAATTAAAAGCTAAAGACTTTCTTACATTTTTACCCTTATGGGTTTGAATAGCATGTTTAAGAAAACTAGGAAAAAGTACCAGTAGTTTTGGTTTTGGAAATATTTTTATAGATCCTGCAGTAAAGGGATTTATCTCACTGTAATTTAATGCATAAGATGATAAATCTTCTAATGGATTGTACAATTCTAAAGGGCCTACATCCTTATCATATTTCTCCTCATAATAATATACTCCACTAAAATAACAATTTTTATGATTATGAATTTGACATTTTCCTTCAGGTTTTGTTTCAGTCATCCATGAAGTACTAATAGTAAATTTATTCTCAATACCTAACCTATTTTTAGTAATATTATTAAATAAATCAGTAAAAAGTTTTTTTGATTTTGGATATCTTTCTAATACCCTATTATCATGCATTGCTCTAGGATCTACTTCATCAGGATTTTCATTAAATTCTAAAGTACTCATAGAAAAATTGTCATGTGCTAATAATTCACTAGTATCTTCTTCAATTGGTACTTGAAGTAAAGGTATAGTAAATGATAAATGTACATCAGGTAGTCTAGTCATTTTAATTAAATCCTGCTTGGAATTTATGCCATTCTATGGAATTTTTAATTTGATAAGTTCTGTTGGATATATTTCTAATAATTTCTTCTAGAAATTTTAGAGTAGCATCATAGTATCTTATCTTTAAATCTATTGTAGTGAGTTTCTCATCTGCATCCAAATGTCTTTGTATTGCATCCTTTTCCCTTACCTTATATGGAAATGGATCTTCTGCATATATTTCTGGTGTTGCTTTTCCTGTATAATAATTATACCTTTCTAATCTTATTTTACTATATTGTGTTTTTGCTTTTTCACGCAACAAAGTAATTGTATTATAAATTGTATAATACTTAGAGTGTAATTGGGGAATTTTTAATGATTCATCATGTAGATTGTCAGGGTCAATAACAGAATCTTTCTGCCACATCTCCTGAATTTGATCAAGGTTCATAAAGGAGTTCTATTATCTGGTCCTAAAATATTGTAGATAGTATACTTGAAAGATGCCTCTGCTGTAAAGTAGTTGATATCAGTATCAGTAGCCTCAAAGTCTAAAGAAGTAAGTGATGTTGGAAATAAATCACTAAATTTTACAATTGCTGTAGTTCTATAATTACTATTTAAAATATAAAGAGATGCATCACTAAATGCTAAATCCATATCTCTCTTACCATAGTTATTAGAATTTTGGTTAGCCTCTGTTGTTAAATCTTTAAATTGTTGTGTAGTTTCAGGAAATCCTAGACCTACTAACCAATTATGAATAGACATATAATTTTCCATTTCTTCATCAACAAGAAATCTTAATGATAAATCACCATATTGTAATTTATCACCAGGTACATCAATATCCTTTAAGTAACTGGGTTGTATGGCAGTTCCTAAAGTAATTTCAGGTATTCTAGCAGAATTGCAGTAAAATTCAACCTTTGGAGTTTTAGCAATGCTAAACTTAAATCCTATAGGAGATAAGAAATTTCTATTAGATAATTGATTTTCTAATGGATTACGTGCCATTTCTAACCTCCGTTACCTCCTCCACCATTTCCACCGTTGCCGTTACCACCATTTCCGTTCCCACTGCCACCATTACTATGCCCATTACCATTAGAGCCATTCTTTTTACCATTTCCATCCTCACCATCATCATCATGTTCAAGATACCCTCTACCACCTATATGGTATCCACGTGGAATCTTTTTACATTTTTTATCAGTATAACACCAATATTGACCTGAAGGGCATCTTTTTTCAGCTGCCTCTTCAATAAATCTATCAAAATCTTTCATTAGTCAATAATAAGATTAAACCATTCTTCACTCATACCCATGATGATTTTATCCGCAGATTCTGCATCCTCCGCATAACCTTCACTTATGAGATGTTCTACTATTATAGCATGACGGTCAATAGCCTCTCTATGCTCCTTGGGGGTTGGTTTCATGGTAATACTACTTTTATTTGTATTTATTCACTTACAACTGTAGCATTCTTCCACCATTGCGGTTGATAAGTAATTCCTTGATCTGTTGTTATGGTTGTATTTTTTTGTGCATCTGCATCTGCTTGATTAGCATATACTTTTCTTTTAGAATATTCATTACTCCAAGCATTATCTCCAGTGTAATATTCTACACCACCATCAGGAACAGCAGATCCTAAAATACTTGTTTTTTTAATATGATAAGGCATTAGTTCAGTTTGCAGGTCTCCTGTTCTTATTTATCAGCATCTTTACGCATATCATCATGCAAATTATCCATAGCATCCCTTTCAATTTGTTCTGATAATTTCTGTTTAGCTGCAATTACTCCTGCCAGTCTTTGCTCAAGACTATCTTCGACACGAGTGTAAATCTTCATTTGCCACTCACGGTATTCTTTAATAGACTTTCTTACCTTACAGAACATGGTTCTTAATATAACTTTATAATTTATTTAGGACAAAAAAAAGACCCTTCCGAAGAAGAGTCTTGAAATGAAGTAGTAATATCCGAATTACATGAGGTTTGCAACTTTAACACGTCTGTAGTAAACGTTTGAGTTACGGATGATAGCACCAGGATTAGTGGTTGTAGCACCTTGTGAGAAAGGATTAGCAACGATTCCGTAACGAGTCTTAAACCCGATTTTTGGTTGGAAGGTGTTCTCACCAACTGCACGAACCATCTGTAGTGGAACGTATGGGCAATAGAAGAGACCAGCATCATAAGGAGATGAACCCTTATAACCAACAACGTAGTACTGACCACCAAGTGTTGCAGGTGCACCAAATTGTCCTTGGTTCTGACCACCAGCATATGGGTCAATGTATACTTTGTACTTACCTTGAAGTGTTCCAGCAAATGTATTGCCAGTGTCATCAACGTTAAGGTTAGCGTTAAGAGCAGGAGTGTAATCAAGTACACCAGCCATTGTTAGAGCAGAAGCAACGTCTGCAGAGCAAAGGATCATGTTGCCCTTTCCTCGACGAGTTTGCTGTGCAATAGCGTTAGCGTCTCTTTCCATTTGGAAAATAAGACCCTTGAACTTCTCAACAGACCAACGACCATTACTGTCTGTGTCTAGGTCGAAGGTACCAGCAGTAGCAACGTTTGACTGAGCACCAGGCTTAGCAACGTTATAGATGGTACGAATAACTTCTCTGTTAATCTCAGCGAGAATCTCAGTAGAAAGAATGTTGGCAAGTTCTGCCTCTGCATTCAATCCGTGGATTGCTTTTAAGTCTTGAGCAAGTTCTAGACTGTACTCTGCCTTTAACGCACGAGACTTAGCAGTAACGGTGACTTTCTCGATTGAGAATGCCATTTCGTTGAACTGAGGTGAACCATCACTACCTAGAGCTTCTGCCCAAGCAGTTGTGTTACCTTCACCAACGTTGTAGACTTGACCGTCTGTACCAGCAGAATCTAGAAGTCCAGGATCTCCACCTCTCTGAGCAGTTGTACCTAAACCAACACTTACGCTACCAGAACCAGCAACATAATCATCTGCTCCAGATGGGTTAGCAAAGTCTGTACCAATACCAGAGAATGCAGAATCTGCTTCCTTGTAGAATGCTTCGTCGCCAGTCTGTGACTTGTAGCGAGAACGCATTGCGAAAATAAGTCCAGTAGGACCATTCATTGGTTGAACGCCAGCCAAGTCATATGCGACTAGGTTAGGCATTGCACGACGAATCAGGCTAATAAGCACTGGATCGAAGTTTGCTATACTAGCACCTGTAGAGTTAGTAGGTGCTGCCTCTCCAAGGAACTCTTGCTCCTCTTTAAGAATTTTTTCTTGGTTCTCCAAGAGAACTGCGGTTACCATTCTACGATGAGAATCTTTTATTTCCCCCATTCCATCATGGTCTAGGAGTGGTGCCCACTTCTCCTGCAGATGTTCAGCATTGAACGCTTGCATTTGATTTTACCTTTTTAAATTTTTTGAGTTAGTTTGTTCTATAATATAGAAATCATTTTTTAGAGACTCTATTCATTGTCTGAAGATAGCTTTCCATCAAGGTTGAATTAACTTGAGGTGCCTCAGCTGTTCCTTCTGAAATTGTTTCTGAGTGGTCTCTCTGGCCAGAATTGGTTGGAAAGTATGACTCTCTCAACGTTACTAGCTTCTCACGATAGGCTTCTTCACTAACAAACTCAACATTTTTGGCAAGAGAAGCAAGTTTTTCCTTCTGGGAAAGTGCTAGACCCTCGGATACGTCTGATTGAATTACATCAGCAACCGATTCTGCCAATCTCTTATTAAGAGCAACATTCTTTTCGATCTGCTCGTTGAGTTTTGACTCCATTTCATCAAGTTTTTCTACCATACTATTAAGGACATCATATTTCTCTTCAGGGATAGTTACATAATGATCTTCAAATAGTGACTTCATACCTCCTAAGAAGGATTCAGTCATTTCTGTTTTAAGTCCATGCTCGACTGCGAGGGCATTTTCCTCCAACCACTCGTCAGCGACGTACTCAAGATAAGCATCAGTTCTATCTTCGAGTTCCTCTTTAATGGACGTAATTTCTTCTGTTAAAGTAGTTTCGTACTCTTTAGCAAGTTCTTCTTTTAATTCAGCAACTTTTGTTTTAATTGCTGTCTCAAAAATTGTCCGTGCTCTTTCTTGGAATTCCTCAGAAAGTTCTTCACCAGCAATAAGAGCATTAATGTCATCCTCAACATTAATTTCTACTTCTTCTGTTGAATCTTCAGCAACAACTTCTTCTTCAGTTGTTTCTTCTTCGGCAACAACCTCTTCTTCTGTAGTTTCCTCTTCAGATACAACCTGATCTTCAGGTTTCTCCTCTTCCTCCTTTTTCATGGTAGGCATTGCTTGATCACCAGGTGTTGCATTTTTATTAACAACATCTCTGACTTGCTTAAGAGTTTTACCAGGAGTCTTTAATTTAGCTGAATCGTTATCAACCTTATAATTCTCTGGAGTTGGGCCGCCTAAATCCTCAATAGCACCTTGGCCAGGAGTAGCACTACCAGGAGTGTTCTCTTGAGGGCCCTTGTGCATTGGTTCAGCAGGTGCAGCGTTTTTGTTTACTACGTTTTCCATTTCTTGTAAATTGTTACCAACGGACATTTTTTTAGATATTTTTAAATTAATCTGTATTTATTTATAGAACTTAAAGATTTGATAAAAAATCGCTAAAAAGATTTATCTTATGTTCTTCAAGTGCTTTTTGATCAACTAGGGTGTTGATTCTCTTTTTGGTCTCATCAACGAACTGTTCACGAAGGATTCCACCTTCCCAAACCCACTCTTTTCCTTCCATAATTCCATTCACAAAAGCATCAGGTGCAGAAGGATCAGCAACGATATCAGCAGCAGTTGCTAATTGAAAATCTTCACCAACAACCTTAAGACCATCACGATCTTCTTTTAATGTTCCAATACCACGTGAAGAAACACCAAGTGTAACACCTTCATTAATAAGAGATTTTGCAATCTTACCCATGGGAGTTTCTAGAAGTTGTGCCTTACCCACAAAGTTATTTCCTTCTCTCCGAAGTTCTGTAATTTTATGTGATACACGATCAAGATTTACAGTAGGGCCATCTGGATGACCAAGTTCACCAAGTGCACGACCTTTATTAATAAATGCCTCACTATATCTCCCGACCTCTTTTGCAAGAGTATCTACAGGATACATTCTCCCATTACGATTTTTGAGATTTCCTTGTAGGAAGACTCCTTCAATATACATTTTCTTTTTAGCACCTTTTCCTTCGGTGATAAACTTAACGCTTGAAATTTCTTCGGTAATGAGTTTCATTTTCTTAATTAGTAAATCCTACGTTATTTGCTTCTACTGCGGTATTATTGCCAATAGCAGTTTGTGCCCAAACAACGTCAGTAGCTTTTTTCTGAAAAAATACTGTTGTATTTGCTTGCATGGCAAAATATTGTGTTGAACCCGCACCTACACCTGTTGCTATACCAATAGTAGCAATTCCTGTAGTTTTATTTGTTATTCGTACACATCTAGAACCATTTATAGTGGTTGCCGCACCCGCAGTAGCTGATACAGCAGTAGCTGAGTCAAGTATTTTTATAAGTTGAGACATTATTCTTGATCCTCGGTGTTTTCTGCAGTTTCAGGTGTACTAGTATCAAACATAGAAAGTGCTATTTCTGGTTTACGAGCATCTATTTTTTCTGCTGCTTTCGTAAACAACACGTCTTTCATTTTATCACTAATATCAGCTGCTGAAGAATCAGTAGCAATCAAATTGACAATTTCTTCCATGAAAATTAATATAATCCTATTCTTTATTTATATCTCTGCTTTCTTTATGTCTTTTCCCAACTGACCATTAGTGATTGCACCATCTGCTTCTAATGGCATATCTCCTAATGGATCCATTTCACCTTCTGCTGGTAATGGTTCACCAGTTATAGGATCCATAGAAGCAGGATCAGGAATAATTCCATCCTTAATCTCCTTTTCTATCTGCTCATCCTGTTCAATAATTTCACCATCAGTCTGACGTAAAATATTTTTACGCACCCATTCTTGTGAATAGAATCTTCCAATATAAGGTTCGATAGTGGCAAGAGTTCCCAATCTCTCATTCATCATCTCAGTTTCTTTAAGTTCAGCAAACTGATTGTCGTAAATGAAATCATACTGAATATGCTCACTCAAATCTTCCCAATCTTCAGGAGTAACGATATTCTTAAGAATTAACTGTGTCTTAAGCATATCTGTAAACATATGAGCAAAACGCTTTCTTAAACGTCCTACAAATTTAGAGAACTTAAGTTCATCTCTCAATATTTCTGATGAACGACCTAAATTAAATCCACCATCTGATGCAATTCTTGATTCAGGAACAGCTAATGCTCTATAAAGTTTCTTTTGGAAGTACTCAATATCAGCAAGTTCTCCTAAGTTTTGTCCACCAGGAAGTGTTGTGATTTCAGTTCCTCTACCACCTTCTCTACGTGGTAACCAGAAATCTTCCATCATAGACATGAACTTTCTGTCATCTCTAACTTC